GATGTGCCGTGCTTAGCTTGTTCATCTGATGACACCCGGCAGTAGCCGTAAATTGATTCGTATTGTAGTTTATCCATATTATTTTTCTCCTTATAATGCTAAGTGTCCTAGATTAACCCGCCATGAAAAACCCAAACAGCCACTGTAACTGTGTAGGTTGGAAGGCAGTCCAATAAAAAACAGCAGGGTGTCACACACATCTAGGTCGATTACGCCGCCACTTAGCGAGCAGCTACTTGGAAACGCTGTTTTAAGCCTTCCTGAAATTATTTTTGGTCTTTTTCTCCTTTATTTACTAAATTTATTTCATAAATTTCTGTTAATACTTTAATAAGTTCTTCTTGTGACTCTATTTTTTCTAATTGATTAAAAAGTTGCACAATCTGAATGATTAAATCTGATGAAGCCATGTTATTCCCCCTGTTTTGGTAGCTTTACGTTTTGTTTTGCTAATTCTTCGATAAGTATTCTATTCAATCTTCTAATATCTTCAACTATTTCTCTGTTTTCTTCGTTTTGTTCTGCTAAAAACAGTATGTCGTTGGGTAATTTACCCATGCAAGCATCATAATTACCTATTGCAGGGTCTTGTCTGTGTACTACATCGTAAGGTTTGCGTTTTTTTTCAGGTTTTACAGGGTCAATGTCTTCAACATACCAAACCCTATAATGAAAATCATTTGGGTCATCCTCATGATATATTTTTCTGCTTGTAAGCTTTTTGCCAACCTTTTTAGCATGTGTAAGAACGGTTGCAGGACCGCTTTTCCACTCATCTTTTCCAATTATAAAGCTATCACCGATTTCAAGGTTGTTTAAAAATTTAATTAAAGCCTCTCCATTATAAGCAGGTCTGCCCCTGTTTATAGGTGGTGGTATATCAACAGCCTTATCAACCTGTCTGTCTTTCCATTTTTTTCTTTTTTCATTGTAATTTTTAAGACCTCTCCAATATTCACTGTCTTTCATTTTGTTTCTCCAAGTTTTCTATTTTAATAATTAATTTTGATATTTTATCCTTCTGATTTTTAATAATAGGATTATCCAATGGTTGATTGCCACTTTTAGCAGCACCAATCAGGTGCTGTAAAGTTGCTCTTTCGTTTGTTAAACATATTTGCAAATATTCTGCTGTGCTAAATATCGTGTCTTTCATTAGTGATAACCAAATATTTTTGTATTATTAACCATGGGATGAAAGGCATCTTTGAGTAAAATTTTTGCACACTCCCATATCGCAATATCATCATCTAATGCGGTGAAAGCAAACAGACCAGATGCTTTGGCATGAGTTTTTCTTTTTTTATCTAAACACTTTGATGCTTTTTTGTTGCTAACAAAGGTTTGATAAACTTGTATCTCGTCCTCATACCAATGCACGACTGTTTTATCCCCTAAAAATTTTACCAATTGTTCTTTTGTATCAATCATTTGTTTTCCTCTGTCTTACAAACTCTTGCCTAGCAAGTTTTGCTGCTCGTCTACGAGCTTTTCTGCCTGTAGGTTTGCCGTTCCATTTTTCGTTAGACTCTTTTGTGTTGTAGGCTTTATTTGGTCTTTTGCTCATTCTAAACCACCCATATCTTTTAATGTTCCAAAACTATGATACATAGCAGTATCATCTTCATCTTGTAATGAAGGTTCTAGTTGTCCAAAACTATGCACCATGACAAAAGATTTTTCTTCATCATCTTTTATTTGTTTTGCAATTTGTTCTGAAACATAATTAGCATATTGTTTGCGTTGTTTTTTATTCATGTTGCTCATTACTTACCCTCCTTAACCAAAGTCATAAGTGCTTTTGTAGTTGGATAGGCCAACATATCATCATGCCATGCAGGTGCTTGTTTATATATTTTTTTAGACACTATCCCGGTGGCTAAAAAATCACCTATGGTAAATCTTATCTTGCCAAAGACATGACAGTTAAGTTCCATCTTTTCATCCAAGCTATCTTTAAGCTGTTGTTGTAGTTTTTCTCGTTTTGTTAATTGTGGTTTTTTCATAATTTTTCCTTATATTGTTTGTTACAGTGTTCATATTAGGGTAATAAAGTATTAGAGTCAACACTTTTGTTCAAATTAATGAAATTTTTTTTTGATGATATCTGAGTCAGGGTCTGCTAACTGCTTAAATTCTTCGCTGGTCATAAGTTGCATTTGGTAAACCAATACCAGTTGAGCAATGTTGTTGTTTATTGCAAACAAGCTTTCATTTATTTTTGATAATTCTTGAACAAGCTCATCAATGCTTTTCATGTCTTCTTTTTTTATGCTCATAAACCATTCCTTTTGTTCTGCTTATCAAAATATACTCTAACATAATATCTTCTGATTATTGCGATTATGGATAAAACAATTAATTGACTTAATGACAATAAAAATGAGTTCTGAGTAAACAACAAAACCAAGGTTATGGTCAGCCAAGACAATGGAAAATTAAATACCGCACCTATTAGCGTATCAACAACTGATTCTTTTAATGCTGGTTTATCAATTTTCATGCTTTGTCCTTTAAAAATGATTATACATTAATTTATGTTGTGAACAACACTTACGTGAAAAAATGAATATTGAATTTTTATAACTTAGTTGCAATAGCTGTTGTGACAGCGACTGCCGTATATTGGGTGTGCGGTCTGCAAATATATTTTTTTTTGGATTTGGTTTTGGAATCCAATAGAGTCCCGTGTTTATAGGTTTTTTTACTATGCAAAAGTGTAGATGTTAGCACTGTGGACACATTGCGATTGATATAAATAATAAATGCCGGGACACGCAATAAATTATTGTGTGCGTAAGTTACTGATATTACGTTATTTTTTGTTTTTTAGGGTCTGCTCGGCAAAAAATTTTGTTTTGGAAGAAAAAAAGGCCAACACTAGGTTTGATTTAATATTTATAAACTCTAACTAAACTGTCATACATCGTCATACTTTGCATCAATTATATCGCCACCGAATATCTCTTTGAGTCTACCTTCTATATCTTTATGGCTCATGTTATCCAAGTTAGCTGTAATGTTTAAGTTCTCTGTCTTTTTAATCTTTAACCCAGCAAGCTCATTCAGTTCTCGTAATGCAGATACCGAAGCATTGAACTGACCTTTGTTGTAGGCCTCTTCACTAATCTTCCATAACATTTTTGCTGTCTTCTCAGGTGTGATTGCATACTTATGTGCTAGCTCTTCACGACCAACCTTGATGGCTTTGAGTACGTTAGGATATTCTTTGCCGTTCAAAAACCTAGTAGCTGCTTGTGCCGGGAACTCGAACCCAGCTCTTCTTGCAGCCTCAGTCTGTGTGCAATTATCATTTACATAATGCCAAACGAAGGCTGTTTGCATTTCTGTCAGTTCAAACTCTGGGTCATCTTCAAACGCCGTTGGTTTATCAACCAAAGGTGTATCAGGAGCTTTCTTACCTTTCTTCTTATAATTAGCCATCTAATGTCCTTAAATCTAATAATAGGGTAGAGGGTAGAGGGTATGCTTTCCCTATTCTTATATATTTATATATTAGCCATATAATATATATACCTGTACACCTATATTATTATAATTATTATTATTATTAATAATACTATACCCTATACACTAATAACACTATAAACAACGGTAGAATCAGCGTTTACGGTCAGGGTAAGGAAAAGGGTATCATCCCCTCTTACTGTACCCTATCCCTCACACCAGACGCATAAAGCTGTAATGTTGAGCAATTTACTATGCCCTACCCTACCCTGTCGTTACCTTGCTCTGAATATGAAAAACAAACATCGCAGAGCTTGGTCTGATAAATGTCTTAAATGTTCAGGTATTTTTCTTCTATCCAATTAATACTCCATGTTTTTAAATATGTGTTTAATAACTTCACAAGTGAAGCCATTGCCTAACATCCGATATCTCTGTGTTGCAGACACATGGTTTGTGTAATTGTCAGGGACTGTCTGCAAGCGTTCACACTCCAAGGGTGTGAGCTTACGCCATGTTAGGTTTTCTTCAACCACCACACTATCTTTACCTACTGTCGTAATAGCGTTTGATTTATCGTCTTTACGCAGCTCTAACATCTGTGTTGTTTTATTCGCAACTGATACTCCGTCCTTATCCATGCGTTTACCGTCTTTGTCGTAAGCTCTGCCACGAATTGCACCACCTGTGACTACCTTAGGCTCATTGTTACCACCACTACAAGCTGTTACTGTAGGCGACTTACCATCTGGACTATAAACTCGTTTGAGTATGTCATGTCCGTTTATATCTACTGCTGTGCCTACTTGCTTGGGTTTGGTTTCTACTTTGGGTTCTCTATTACCACCCATGCCTGCTGCAGCCATAATTGTTGGTGACTTTCCATGTTGTCCATACACTTTATTTGTTCCACCCCAACTTGGCAAAGGCTTCCCACTTTCATGATGTGCTGTGCCTACTTGCTTGGGTTTAGTCTCTATCATTTGCTCTGTGTTAGATGCAGTAAGCGTTGGGGATTTACCTTCTTCGCTGTAAACTCTCTGTGTGCTTTCAAATACACCGTCACGATACTCGAACTCCATGATGGACTTATCATACTTATTGGTCTTGATGTTTAATATTTCTTTCAACTGAGGCCAATGCTCGTCTGATGGTATAGCAAAGTATTTGCTACCAAGGTTTCTAAAATAATGTTCTACCGTAGAATATTTATCGTTAAGCTGCTTAGCTATCTCTCTTTTACTCATACCACACTTTGCATAATGGCTTAAAATACATTGTTGCAATCCAACTATATCAACCTCATGCTTTCTAATCTTTACTTGCTCTACGTTCATGCCTACCTTGATAGGCTTATTAACTAACTGTCTTCTGTGTTTTGTTTTGTATTGCTCTACGTTTGCACCTTTATAATAATTAGCATCAATGCAATGTGCTTTGTCCCTTTCACTATCGTAGTCATCCTCTAATATATCCCTAAGCACGATACCTCGTTCTTCAGGCTGTTTGACTCCCGGTATGTTAGTCCAATAGTAGCGTTGGCGAGATTGTGCTGATACCAACGAACTGTTGATAAAGATTGGTTCTATGCCAAAAGGTATTTCAGGATAACACTCTGATACTTGTTGCGATATGACCTGTAAGAACTCTTTTTTCATTCTTACGTTTTCTAATAAAAAATACTTTGGCTTTATTGCTTTGAGCAAACGTATGAACTCAAAAAACAATGCACTTCTTGGGTCATCGAAAGCTAATTGCTTACCTGCAAAACTAAATCCTTGACATGGACTGCCTGCAATCATTAAGTCTACATCCATGTAATCTTTTGGGTCTAGGTCACATATATTACCCACTTGTATGATGTCAGGATAGTTTGCTTGGCTGACCTTGATAGCATACTTATCTATCTCACTAGCGTAATATTTTTCTACAGGTATGCCCAGTTGGTCAAGTGCGATACGACCACAACTCATGCCATCAAATAGACTTAATACCTTCATTCTAGTACGTATGGTTCTTCATATATCTTCTTATAAGGCATGACGGTACTTATTTCACAGTCATGACAAAAGTATTCGTCAGCACCAGTGCCGTCACCCCAATCTGAGTTCTCTGTAAAATCAGCTAAGCTTTTCTTACACTTTTCACATTTAACTTGATTCATTTACCTCTCCATTCTACATGTATATAACTAGCCACACAAAGAACATAAGACTGCCTACGGCAATCCAATACATCTGCTCATCGTGTTTCATTGAGTCTTTGCTGTACGATTATCATGCGTATTTCGTCTCGGTCTTTGGTTTCATCAAGACCATAAGTATCACAAATGATTTGTACCTCACTTTCAAGCCAACCATTTTCATCTTGTTTCTTTATCTTTTGGTACAACTCTTCTTTTTTATCTTTCAATTACGCCACC